GTCCCAGAACCTGCACATCCAGAACGCCCAGACCGTGGCCAGCCCGGAAGGGTGGGACGTGATCAAGAACCCCAAGCCGGTCAGCTTTGCCGAAAACCTCAAGGGCAACCAGCGGCCCGTCACGGTGGACACCCACAACACCCGGGCCTGGGGCCGCCTGTCGGGCAATGAAGAGTGGGTGGCGCCCCGGTCGGCCGACAACCCCGACCGCCGGCCGCGCGACATGCTGGCGTCGGGCACCCCGCATGACGATCTGCGCGGCGCCGACTTCGTCAGCCAGCCCCGGCCGAACGAATACGGCTTCATGGAGCAGTTGCAGCAGCGGTTGGCCAAGAAGAAGGGCATCAGCCCGGCCCAGTACCAGAGTTCGCTGTGGGTCGGGGCGGGCGACATCACCGGCGTGGGCACCCCGCCGGAACCGTTCCTGCGCCTGTTCGAACGGCGCCTGGCGCTGACGGCGCAGAAGCGCGGCGAGGACACCACCGAAACGCTGGGCAAGTTCATCCGGGGCGAAGCGCCCCTGTTGTCCACCGGCAACCCGGCGGCGGCTGCGGCCGGCGCTGCACCTGAGCAACCGTCCGAACCCGACGCGCGCCGGATCATCCAACGCCACCTTGGCCTGAGTGTCCCCTGATGGAATCCGCCCAGCCCGGTTGGGAAACCAAGCCCCAGACTAGCAAAGGGCTAGCAAAGCCCGGCGACGAAGACCTGTTGGCCAAGGTGATTGCGGATTTCGTGGCGGCCGAAGAGGCCAGCGAAGAAGCCCGCGAGCAATCCGAGCGTGACCGTGACTATTACGATGGGAAACAGCTCACTGATTTCGAGCTGCAAGAATTGTCCCGGAGAAACCAGCCGGCAATCGTAATAAATCGCATCAAACGCAAGATCGATTACTTGTTGGGCCACGAGCGGGCCACCCGCACCGACCCGCGCGCCTTTCCCCGGACCCAGCAGCACGAGGCGGCGGCCGAAGCGGTCACCGATGCTTTGCGCTATGTGTGCGACAGTGAGCGGTTCGACGTAAAGCGCAGCCTGACCTGGGAAAACCTCATGATCGAGGGCTATGCCGGCTGCGAAATCGGCGCCCGCAAGAACGCCCGGGGCGAGATCGAGCCGACCATCGAACATATCCCATGGGATAGACTTTTTTACGATCCGCATAGCCGGCGCGGCGATTTCTCGGACGCCAAATATCTCGGCATCGTGATCTGGATGGACCGCGACGAGGCCGAAGACCGCTGGCCCGAGGCCGCCGACGTGATCACCAGCACCTTGGACACTGCGCCCACGAAAACCTACGACGACAAGCCCCAGTGGGCCGACGCCCGGCGGAAACGGGTCCGGGTGGTCCAGATGTACTACAAGCGCAAGGGCGTCTGGTCCCTGTGCTTCTTCGTGCGCGGCGGCTTCCTGGAGCCACCGGCGCCGGTGAAGTTCCTGGATGAGGACGGCGAGCCGGAATGCCCGCTGAAGCTCCAGAGCGCCTATGTCGATAGGGATAATAACCGCTACGGCGTCGTCCGGGAGATGATCGGACCCCAGGATGAGGTCAATAAGCGTAGGAGTAAAGCCCTACACCTGATTTCGGTGCGTCAGACGATGGGCGAAATCGGCGCCGTCGAAGACGTGGCCGCCGCCAAGCGCGAGCTGGCCAAGCCTGACGGCCATGTGCAAGTCGCCCCGGGCATGAAGTTCGAATTGCTCGACACCGCCGACATGGCCGCAAGTCAATTCCAGTTGCTCCAGGAATCGAAGGCGGAAATCGACCTGATCGGCCCGAACGCCAGCATGATGGGCAAGGACGATAAAGCCCCATCCGGCCGCGCGATACTGGCTCAACAGCAAGGCGGGACGATTGAATTAGGTCCGTTGTCCGACGCGCTCAGGCAATGGCAGTGGCGTGTCTATCGCTCCCTGTGGTTCCGCATCAAGCAATACTGGAACGAGCAGAAATGGATACGTGTAACTGACGACGAAAACAACCTGAAGTGGGTGGGCCTGAACAAGCCGGTGACGGCCGGCGACCGCCTCCAGCAGATGCCCGAGATGCAGCAGCAACTGATGCAGGCTAGGGACCAGATAGCCCAGGCTAACCCGATGATGCTGGACCAGTTCGACGCCGAGCTGGACGCCGAGCTGGGCCAGGTCGAGCAGGTCGAGAACGAAGTGGCCATGCTCGACGTGGATATCATCCTCCAGGACAGCCCCGATTTGGTGACGCTGCAATCCGAGCAGTTCGAGCAGCTTGTCCAGCTTGCCGGCGCCCTGCCGCCGGGCATGATCCCGCCGGATGCCCTGATCGAGGCCAGCGCGCTGCGCAGCGACAAGAAGAAGATGCTGCTGGAACGGATGGAACAGCAGTCCCAGCAGCAGGCGCCGCCCGATCCGATCTTGCAGGCCGCCAATGAGGCCGAGGTGCGCAAGACCCAGTCCGAGGCGACCAAGAACGAGGCCCTGGCCCAAAAAACGCTCGTTGAAGCGCAATTCGCGCAAATGCAGCCCCAGCCCGGAGCCATGATGCAATGACCAGCCACCCCGTCCCGCCGGTCACCGGCTACAAGCCCCTGTCCCAGGTCCAGGTGGACCTGATGAACATGATCAAGGCCCACGAGAACGCCATCAACCTGATCCTGGGCGAAATGATGCAGGACGCCCCCAGCAACGAGGTCAAGCGCTGGATTGCGATTGCCCGAACCGAACTGGAAAAGGGCTACATGTTCGCTTGCAAGGCCGTAGCCCAACCGACCGGCGGCCTGGGGGATGCCCGATGATCGAAGACGACTATGGCGACGGCGATATGGACGACATCCCGGGCGCCCCCTTCGAGTATCCCGAGAACGTCGAAGATATCGCCCTGGTCGCCTACGAGGCGCTGCGCGCCTACCGGATTTCCCAGGGCAAGTACGTCGGCGCCCCCTGCTGGCCGCGCGCCAACGATGCCGAGCGGGCCGCCCACATGGAACGGGTCCAGAACCTGCTGGATGACCAGATCGAGCCGACCGACACCGACCCGGAAAGCCGGCTGGTCGCGGCCATCGTCGGCGCACTTTCCCCAGACCGAGGATGATCATGGATAAGGATGCCTACGACGATGAGCCGGGCTCCCTTACGGCTATCGATGACATAGCCCTGGTGGCCTGGGAAGCGGTGCGCGGCTATCGCCAGAGCCAAGGCAGTCACACCTACCCGACCTGGATGCACGCCTCCCAGGGCGACCGGGAGTTCATGCTGCGCACCGTCAGCGGCCTGGTCGAGGACCCGGCCCGGCACGCGCAAATCTGCAACAACCGGGAACACCAGCTCATCTCGGCCATCGTCAAGGTGCTGACTGAGAAATGATGTACCGCGACCACCTGCCCAGCCCATGCAAGAAGTGCGAAGAAGTCCCGCCGGAAGCGCCCCTGATGTCAGCCCGCAAGGTGGTGACTGACTTGGCCGACCAGCTCCAGTTCGCGCGCACCCAGTGCCGGCTGTACGAGGCCCAGAAGGATGTCGCCTATGTCGAGCGCAACCGGGTGATTGCGGCCCTGGCGGCCTGCGCCGTGGCCCAGGGCTGGAACGCCGGCACCCGCCTGACGGCCATTCATGGCTGGGACCCGAACTGGCACGGCTGCGTCTACATCGATTTGCCCACGGGCCAGGTGTCCTGGCACTACCACAACGACCAGGCGTTCCTGTTCGCCTTCCTGCCCGAGTACACCGGCGTCTATGACGGCCACGACACGGCCGAGAAGTACCGCCGCCTGGCCGGCATGTCCCCATGGCCGACGACCGTTTCCGAGTAATCGACCCGGGCCGGCTGATGCTGGGCGAGGAAGAGTTGCTGGCGGGACCCCTGCCCGAACTGGATTCCATGTGCCGCATCCTGAACGCCTGCGACCCGCCCGACGAAAACGTGGTCCTGCTGCTGCGCGCGCTGATCGCCGGCACCCGGGATTGCAGCTTCGGGCCGGGCACCCGGCTGTTGAGCGATGGCACACCCCTCAAGATGCTAGGAAAAGGCAAGCCCTAGGCTAGCCCTTCCTCCAACCGATGAACCAGGCCGCACCCCACCCGGGCGCGGCCTTTTTCATGCCGCCGCCGGGCTGACGGGCGAACTGAGGCCGCCGCCGGGCTGACGGGCGAAACGGAGACTAGACATACATGGCAACCGACCTGAGCGCACTCTTATCGAGTTCTGCGGACCCCTCCCCTGAACCGGATTCCCCTGCCGCCCCGGAACGGCCGGATGAACCCGTCCCCCACACCCCAGAGGATGGTCCCGAACCCGAACCGGGCGAAAATCTCCCTGCGCCGCCGGCAGAGGACGAAGAGGGCGACAGGCCGGTTCCGGTCAAGGCCGTTCGGGAAGAAAGACGCAAGCGGCAGGAAGCCGAGCGCAAGAACCAGGAGTACGAACGCGAGCTGGCGGCCCTGAAGGGCCATCAGGACCCGCGCGAAGACCCGGTGCGCGCCCGCCTGGACCTGAGCGTGGAGTACGCCCAGGAACAGTTCGATGACTACGCGGCGGCGGAATCGGTCTTTGTCGAGAAGGTCCGACACCACCCCCGGGGCCAGGAAATCTACCAGGCCATGCTGGCCGACAAGCACCCGGCCCGCTTCGCGTACACCATCGGCAAGCAGCTCCTGGCACTCCGCGAAATCGGGGACCCGACCACCTACCGGGAACGGGTCCTGGCCGAGGTCCGGGCTAAACAGCCAGCCCCGCGCGCGTCCCATTCCCTCCCGCAAACCCTGGCGACCAGCCGCGACACCTCCGGGCGCTACGCCGCCCGCGACACGGCTACGCCAACACCCCTGAGCGACCTTTTCGCTCGCTGAGTAGACTTCCATGGCACTTACGCTGGCGTCCAGTGGCAATACAGTCCTCAAGTGGGACGATAAGTTCTGGACCGAATACGTCTTCGAAAATCGCTTCAAACCCTACATGGGCACAGACGAAGCGAACATGATCCAGGTCAAAGAGGATTTCACCAAGTCAAAGGGTGATAATATCTCCTTCAGCCTGGTCAATCGTCTGACCGGCGCCGGCATCACCGGCAGCGGAGAACTTGAAGGCAACGAAGAAGCCCTCGATAGCCGGGCCTTTCGCCTGTATGTCGATAAAATCCGCAATGGTGTCAGAATTGCGGAAATGGAGGAATACCGTTCCGCCATCGATCTGCGCAACGCGGCGCGCAGCACGCTGAAGACCTGGATTTCGTCGCTGACCCGCGACCAGATCATTGCGGCGCTGGCGTCCATCAACGGTATCGCCTACGGCACGGCAAGCGAGGTCCAAAAAGATGCTTGGCTTGTTGATAATGCTGACCGTGTCCTGTTTGGCGCGGCGAAGAGCAACAACTCGGCCAACGACCACAGCGCGTCCCTAGCGTTGATTGACGGCACCAACGACAAGCTGACGCCCGGTGCCCTGTCGCTGATGAAGCGCATTGCTAAAACCGCTGATCCCAAGATCAGACCAATTAATATCAAGGGTGATGAGCACTGGTACGTGGTCTGGGCAAATAGTCTGTCGTTCCGTGACTTGGCGAACAACGCGACTATTGTTTCCGCCAACCAGTACGCCATGGAACGCGGCAAGGATAACCCGCTGTTTACTGGCGGGGACTTAATCTGGGATGGGATGATTGTTAAAGAGGTCGAGGACATCCCGGTAACGGGTGCGGTCGGCACCTCCAGCGCCCAGGTCGGCCCGGTCTACCTGACCGGCGCCCAGGCGGTCGGCATCGGCTGGGCCAAGCGCACCACGTCGAAGACGAAAACCTTCGATTACGAGGACAAGTTCGGCGTGGCCATCGAAGAAATTCGGGGCATTGCCAAGCTCACCTTCGGCAGCGGAAGCACAGACAGCGCGGACCAAAAGGACCATGGGGTGGTTACTGGGTTCTTCTCTGCGGCGGCCGACGCGTAATACTTGCCTGGTCAGCTGAGAATACTTGGAAAAGGGGACGCCGCGGCGTCACTTTTACTGTCAAAGGACAAGTAAATGCCGAAATTCCGCTATATTGGACCCGCTGAATACACGACAGCGGGGATCGCGGGCGCCAGGTTCATCCGCCTGAAGATCAACGAAGTCAGCGACGAACGCCTGGCCGCCCAGCTCCGGGCCAGCCCGGAAACGTTCGAGGAAGTCCCGACTTCCGAGGTTCCCGAAACCCCGGCGCACATCGCCATGCCGACCCAGGGCGACCCGCACCCGGACCCCCGGGTGTCGGCCATCCTGAGGGACAACCCGGAAGAAAAGGTCAGGAAGGCCGGCGAAAAGACGCCGAAGCCCGGCAACCTGGCGCGCGACGACCAGCGCGAGGCCAACACGGAAGCCCTGGCCGAACGGGTCGAGGAAGCCCAGGAGTTGGCCGACAAACCCGCCAAGAAGGCCAAGTGACATTTATTCCCGCGAATTAATGTCCGCCGCCGGAAAGGATGGAAACCTAGTTTCTATCCTTTTCCAGCCCTTTCCGGCCGACTAGGGCACCCGATCCATGACAACCTATTCCACCGCCCAGGTGCGCAACCTGGCGCTTCAGCACCTGGGCGTCCTGCCCAGCGGCGAAACCCCCAGCGCCGCCGATGCCGAGCTGGCCGAAGACGCCGTGGAAAGCGTCCACGCCAGGCTGGACGGCCTGGGCCTGCTGAACTGGCCGGTCTGCGCCATTCCCAGCGCCGTCTACTTCGCCCTGTCGTACCTGGCGGCGTTCGAGCTGGTGGACGCCTTCGGCGTGTCGGTCGAGCACCGCACCCGCATCGAGGCCGGGGCGGCCCGGGGCGAAATCGAAATCCGCCAGCAAACCGCATCCGGCATGGCCGGCACCACCCGCGCAACCTACTTCTGAGGATTTTCCCATGGCCGTCAAACTCCCCGCCCTGGTCAGAAACGCTCGCCTGGACGCGATAACAACTTATGCTGGAACAAGTGCGATTGTCCGCATCTATAGCGGCACCGCCCCCGCCACGGCGGACACCGCCCTTTCCGGCAACACCGTCCTGGCCGAATTGGCGTGTAGCGCAACGCTAGCCCCGGCGGCGGCATCGGGCGTGTTGACCCTGAGCACTATTACACAGGATAGTAGTGCGGACGCCACGGGGACTGCAACCTTTTATAGATGGCTTAAGAGTGATGCAACCACAGTGATCAATCAGGGCACGGTTTCAACTTCTGGCGCTGACCTCAATCTCAATACAACCAGTATTGTGATCGGCGGGCCGGTCGCGGTGACCTCGTGGACCTTGACGGACGGCAACGCGTAGCCTGGGCTACGGGGAGCTAGCCAATGGTTACCGGGACAGCGGCCAACACCTTCGGAACGCTGGTCAGCACCGCCACGGGCGGCTCGACCGTTGGGACCAGTGCCGTCACCCTGGCGGCCCTGACCAGCACCGCCACAGGTCGGATGAACCCGGTGGGGACATCGGCTAGCACCCTGCTAGCCGCGACCAGCACGGCCAGCGGCTCGACCGTCAAGGGCACCAGCGCCGTCACGCTGGCAACGATCGTTTCGGCCAGCACCGGCACATCGGCGGGCGGTTCCAGTGCCGTCACGCTGTCGGCGCTGACCTCCACGGCCACCGGCAAGCGCGGCAATGCCGGCACCAGTGCGGCCACCCTGGCCACGATTACCAGCGCCGGCACCGGCCGGATTGACGCGATAGGCGTTGGTGCCAGCACCCTGACCGACGCGACCACGGCGGGCCGGGGCGGCTTCCATGCCCTGGGATCAGGGCGCGGGACGGTCGGGTACAATTTCCTGGCCGACACGATGCCGGCCGAGTTCGTCTGGTCCGGGACCACGGAGACGCCCGGAACCATCGTGGAACACGCGGACGCGGACGGCGGCATGACGCTGGCGCTCCAGTTCCCCGACCTGGAAGACAGCCAGGAAAGCTATTTCGAACTGCCTGTCTGGGCCACGGCGATCAACACGACGCTGCTGATCCGGTACGAAACCGACAGTGAAAACGGGTACGATAAAATCCGGGGCTATCTGGACGGCGTGGAACTGTTCGTGGCCAGCGGCCAGGACGAAGGCTGGTTTGAGTACAGCGCCGTCCTGGACCCCGGCGACTACACCCTGAAGCTTCGCTTCAACAAGGACAGCAGCGTTTCCGAGGGCGCCGATACCGCCTGGATCAGCACGCTGGTCTTTCCCTACGGCGATCTGGCGATTACCGGCACGGGCGAGGCTACGCTTGGGCTACTGACCACCGTAGCCGTGGGCCGGGTATCGCCCCGGCGGGTGCGGCGTGTCTCCCTGCACGGCTCAACCTATCTTCGGACACGCGCGGCATGAGCATCAACAACCTCCATATCAACGAAGTGCTGTTCGTCGGTTCCGCCTATGAGCAGTTCCCGACCGCGACCGGCTACACCACGGATGCCGGCAAGTTCCGCCCCGGCACGGTGCGGCAGGCGTTTGCCGGGCCGCTCGACATCACCCTGCCCCGCAAGGTGACGGCGCCTGAAATCCTGTCCATCAGCTTCAGCGTAACCTTCCCGTCCGGCCACGCATCGGGTTGGCAGGGCCTGAAGGTTCTTAGCCTGCTGGAAGATGGCGTCGAGAAGTACGCGGTCATCATGTTCGATGACTTCCTGGCGGCCACGACCTCCAGTTCGACCGGCGGCCAGATGGATGAGGTGATCATTGCCCCCGGCGGCGGCTACCTGGACCGTTTCGGCGGGGCCTACAGCTACAGCCCGCCGGCATCGTACCGCTACAACATCTTCAATTCGCCCGATCAGCGCTTTCATCCCGGCGTTCATTGCCGGCGCATGTATCAGGTCTGTTGGGACATGGCGTCATCGTCCAATTTCGGCGCTGGTCTTTACAAGGCCGACTGGTGGGGCGGCGGCGGCGGCATCAGCGGTTCGGGGCTGACCGCCCTCAACACGCCCCCCTCCAGCGGCATCAACGGCATCCGGTTGGGCCGGCTGAACCCGGCGGCGATTGCCAACCCGTCCAGCACCAACGGCGCCCTGTGGGCCGAAATCATCGTCACGGCGGAAACCCAGGTTCATAGCGTGTTCATCGGCTCGCGGGGCGGGCATAGCCTCTACCTGATCGATCTGCCGCCCAATGGGGCCGGCAGTCAGACCGGCTGGACCGGAACTTATGACACGCTTGACGATATCGCGCCCAACCTGGGTTTCAGCGGATCGGACAGCATCCAGACCAGCACGGCCGGCGCGGTTGGCAGCTTCGCCGCAACCAACCTGCCCAACCCCTACGGCATCGTGACCGATGCCGGGCACCCTGGGGAGCCGTGGACCAACGGCTATGATGGCGTCCAAACCGATGCGTTCGGCAGCACGACCTGGACCTGGGAACCCTTCGGCGCTCAGGTCGGGGCCGCCGGCCAGACCGAGAGCACGGGCGAGTTCAGCAGCACGCCATCCGGTCCCACCAACCTGAAGGTGGGCGTCGTCACCAACAGCAGTTCGGCGTTCAGCGCTGCCGTGACCATGCCGACCTACAGCCCCGACCAGCCCTTTGCCTATGGCAAGGTTTTCCAGCTCTACGAGGACAACCCGGTTACCGGCCTGCAATGGACGCGCGAGGAACTGACCGCGCTGGAACTGGCCGTGAAGGCCGAAGCCTGACATGTTCGTTGCCAAACTAACCGGCTATGTCCTCCTTTTCCCGTACGAGGTGGAGGTTGTTTCCGGCACAGCGGCGCGCACCCTTAGCGCGCTCACCAGTGCCGCAACCGGCACCGTCTCAGACCCGCCGGTTGACCCGGAACCGGAACCGGAACCGGACTTGCCCGTGATTCGCTTGCGCGTGGCCCTGGTCGGCACGGAACGCCGCACCATCAGCCTGAACGCGACCGTGAGGCGGGTTTAATGGCCACCGGCACGGCTGTAAACACCCTGGATGACGCGACCAGCGCCGCCAGCGGCACGTTTTGCGGCGCGGGTGATGCCACCCTGGGTGTTCTGTTCTCCAGCGCGACCGGCACCCACAAGATTGCCGGCGCTGGTGCTGTCACCCTGGATGCCCTGACCTCAGCCGCCACCGGCGACAACAGGATTGCCGGCAGTTCAGCCGTGACCCTTGCGGCCCTGACCTCAACCGGCGCCGGGACCCACAAGATTGCCGGCGCCGGGGCCGTGACCCTTGAGGCCCTGACCAGCCTTGCGGCCGGCGCTGCGCACCCCATCGGATCATCGGCCGTGACCCTGGCGGCCCTGGTCAGCCGGGTCAGTGGGGTTGCCGGCGAAACGCGGCACCAAATCGGCCTACACGCGACCTGGGCGGAGCAACTATGAGAAATCAGCACTTCAGCATGAGTTCGGGCGACGACGTGGATTTGGTGATTGTCGTGCGGGGAAGTGACCGCTGTTCCCTGCTTGACGTGACCGGCGTAACGGCGCTGTGGGTCCTGGCCGAAAGCCCTGGCTGTACCGCCCTGGTCAGCAAGACGGGTGCTTTGACCGACCCCGCAAACGGCGAAATCACCGTGAGCCTGGAACCTGGGGACACGGATCGATACTGCGGCACCTACCATCATGAACTTCAGCTCACCGACAGTTCCGGGCGGATTTCCACCGTCATGACCGGCAAGGCCAAGATTACCGAGGATTCGGCGCCGTGAAGATTCCCTTCGCCACGCAAAGCTACAAGGCTAGGTCCCTTCCCCTTTCGGCCCAGGCATGCATCAACCTGTACCCGGAAAGCGCCCCCCAGGACGCCAAAAGCCCCGTGGTACTCTATGGTAGCCCTGGGCTAGTCGAGTTCGGGACCGTCGGCACCGGGCCAATCCGCTTGCTGCACGAAATGGCCGGCACCCTGTTTGCGGTCAGCCGGGACCAGCTCTATTCCGTCAGCAGCAGCGGCGTGGGCACCCTGCTGGGCACCCTGGCCGGCGCCGAAAGGACCGATTACCCGCTGTTCGCCGCCGACAACGGCACACAGTTGGTGGTCACCAACAGCGGCACCGGCGGCACGTCGGTCTACGACAGCGACGATGCCAGCTTTACCCGGATCACCGACCCCGATTTTCCCAGGGCGTCAAGTTGCAGCTATGTTGATGGCTATCATCTGTTCACCAAGCCCAATTCGGGCCAGTGGTTCATTTCCGATCTGCTCAATGCCCTGGCCTATGACGCGCTCGACTTCGCAACGGCCGAGACGTACCCCGACAATCTTGTTCGCGTGTATGTTGACCACCGGGAAGTCTGGCTGTTCGGGGTCAAGAGCACGGAAGTGTGGTCCGACAGCGGCGCCGCCGACTTCCCGTTTGCCCGCATTTCCGGCGCCGTGCTCGAAAAAGGCTGTGCGGCGGCCGGCAGTGTCGCCCGGCTCGACAACAGCATTTTCTGGCTGGCCGACGACCTGGTGATCTACCGCGCCCAGGGCTACAGCCCGCAGCGGATTAGCACCCACGCCATTGAGTATGCTATAGAAGGCTACGCCACCGTTAGCGATGCGCTAGCCTTCACGTATGCCCAGGAAGGGCACCAGTTCTATGTCCTCACCTTCCCATCGGCCAGCGCCACCTGGGTCTATGACGTGGCCAGCGGCCTGTGGCACGAGCGGGAATCGCGCGACGGTGAAGGCCGGTCCCTGGGGCGCTGGCGGGTCAACTGCTACGCCCGGGTCGATGAGCGGCACATCGTGGGCGATTACGCCAACAACAAGCTGTACACGCTGGACCTGGACGCCGCCACCGAGGCCGGAACCGCCATCCGGCGCCTGGCGGTGTCGCCGCCGATTGCCGCCACCGGGGACCGCCTGACCATGGCCCGGGTCGAAATCGAGATGGAAACCGGGGTCGGCACGACCACCGGCCAGGGCATCGCGCCGCAGGCGATGCTGGAGTGGTCGGACGACGGCGGCCGGTCCTGGTCCAACGAACACTGGGCTAGCATGGGGGCTATCGGCCGCTACCGGCGGCGGGTCCGCTGGCACCGGCTGGGCCAGTTCCGGGAACGCTACCTGCGCCTGACCATTGCCGACCCCATCAAGGTGGCCGTGATCGGCGCCCAGGCCGAGCTTGACCGGGGCCTGTCATGAACCGTCTGACTGAGCTGGGCTACTCGGTCGGCGGCCAGTCGAAAACCATGCCCTGGGGCCAGGACCGGGAACAGCAGTTCCAGCAGGACATGCGGCAAACCCCGCCCTACTCGGACTGGAACCGGCAGTTCCAGGCCAAGTATCACGAACAGCCCAACCTGGATGACCCGCAATACAACTACCGCCTGGCCTATGCCCTGGGCGAGCAGCCGCAGAGCTACGCCCACGACCCCGGCATGATGCACTGGTCCAGCGCCGCCCCGGTGGCGCCCTACCGGGACGCCGCCAGCCTGAAGGGGCCAAACCACCCCACCCTCTGGATGGAGCACTTCATGCAGCGCTACGGGACGGACCCGCACGAAGCCAACGCCGACCAGATCGGGGACGCCATTCGGAACGGCGTCATTCCGATGCGGCAGCGCCCATGACGACGAACCGCCTGGCTGACTTCTTCCGGCGATGGTTCGGGCTGCGGCGATGGTTCGGGCTGCGGTGCTGGTTCGGGCGCTGCCCGTTCCTGTTGGATGCCCCCGGTCCCGGCAACACCGGCATTACCGGGCGGTGTACCGACTGCGGCCAGCCGAAGACCTTCCTGGAAGACGCCAGCCCATGACGACGCTTCCGACCCCGCCCCGCTCCAGCCTGGTGGACCCGAAAACCGGGACCTTGACGCGGGAATGGGTCCGATTTTTCGATGACCTTCGAAGGGCCATCATCAGCGGCCTGGATGAGGGAATCGCGCCCCGGCTGGACCAGTTGGAGGCCGACAACCTGTTCGACACCGGCAACGGCGCCGGCTCGAACACCTCTTATAATGACGCCACCGTGCGCGGCCGGCTGGACGCCATCGAAACCGAGCTGATGTTCCCGCCGGTGGGCGGCCCGGCAACCGACCAGGACGAGGTCAACGCCCGCCTGACGCTGCTGGAGCAGTCCCAGGGTGATGCCCAGATCGACGCCCTGACGACCCCCAACCCGGCGCAAGCCATCCGGCGCCTGAACCGGGCCGTCCGGGACCTGGAAACCGCCCAGGCGTTCGTCACCGACGCATCGGCCACGATTGCCGCCCTGGTCAACCGCCTGGCCGAGCTTGAAATGGCTCAGGCCCTGGTGCCCGATGCATCGGCCACGATTGCCGTTCTGGCCAGCCGCCTGGCCGCCCTGGAAACGGAGGGGACATTCCCATGACTCTAACGGTAAAGCAGTTCACCGGCGCCCAGCTCGCCGCCAGCATCGCGCCGATCTACACGGCGCCCACGGGCGTCAAGGGCGTGGTCAAGAGGGCGGCGTTCACCAACACGACGGGCGGCGCCATCACCCTGCTGGTTCACATCGTGCCCAGCGGCGGCAGCGTCACCGATGGGAATATGCTCATAAATGACCTGAGCATTGCGGCCGGCGAAACCTACATTTCGGCCGAGCTGGAAGGCCAGGTGGTCGAGGCCGGCGCCAGCATCGAGGCCGAGGCCAGCAGCGCCGGCAGTCTCACGGCGCTGATTTCGGGTGTCGAGGTCACCTGATGCGGACCTTCGACGTGGCGTTCATCACCCGCGTCATGACGCACAAGCGCGTCTGGGACCACGTCAGCGACGACCTGAGCGGCGAGCGGGAAGACTTCGCGCCGATCCTGCACGAATATCTCTATTACCTGGCGCCCGAGCATGACGGCCAGCAGATCGGCGTCTTCTTCCTGCACCCCCACAACGGGGTCACCTTCGAGATTCACACCTGCATCCTGCCGCAGTTCTGGGGCCAGCCGGCGCTGACCGGCGCCCAAGATGCCTTCCGCTGGATGGTGGGCAATACCTCTTGCCGAAAAATCATCACCCACGTTCCCGCCAACAACACGGTGGCGCTGCGCTTCGCGGTCAAGGCCGGGATGGTCCACGAGGGCCTGAACCGACAAAGCTATCTGAAGGGCGGCACGCTGCTGGACCAGGACGTGCTGGGCATCACCGAGGGAGAAATCAAATGCCTGTAGCAGCCGTCATGGCGGCCGGAACCATCGCCAGCAGTGTCGCTGGCGGCATCATGGGCAGCAAGGCCGCCAAAGCCCAGAAGAAAGCGGCCCAGGCGGCGGCGGCGGCCCAGGCGGCGACCACCCAGCGCAACGTCGGCCTGCAAACCGACCTGTACAACAAAAACACCGGCCTGGCCCAGGACACCTACGCCCAGCAGCTCCGCGACAACACCGCCGGCTACGACACAGCCCGGGGCGCCGTCAATACCGGGTTCGACCAGGCCAACGATGCCGTAACCCAGGGCTACGGCCAGGCTATCGACACCATGTCCCCGTTCGCGTCTCCCAACGCGCTGATGGGCTTGCATGACATGATGGGCCTGGCCCGGCCGGGCGAGGACAAGGCCAGGCCCTACGATTTCCAGTCGAGTGACCCCAGCTATCAATGGCGGCGGGACCAGGGCCAACAGGCTGTCGAACGGTCGGGTGCGGCGCGCGGCATGACACTCTCGGGCGCCCAGCTCAAGGCCCTGACAAATTACGGCCAGGGTGCGGCATCCCAGGAGTATGGCGCGCAGTTCGGCCGGCTTTCCGGCATGGCGAACCAAGCCCAGGGCGCCGCCGGCACCCTGGCGGGCTATCAGCAGGGCCAAGGTACGGCGCTCGCCAACCTGGGCACCGGCCGGGGTTCCGCCCTGAGCGGCCTGGCGACCAACCAGGCCGGCACCCTGAACCAGTTGGGCCAGACCAACCTGGCCGGCCTGACGACGCTGAACAGCAACCATGGCAACACCCTGTCGAACTTGTACCAGACCGGCACCACCGGGGTTAATTCGGCCAATGCCGACGCCGCGACGGCGCAGGCCAACGGCTACCTGAGCACGTCCAAGGCGATTCAATCGGGCATCGGCGGCCTGACCAGCCTGGCCGGCAGCTTCATGCCGGCGGCGGGCGCGGTCGGCACTC